CCTACTCACCCTTTTTTAATACCTTATAATATGGCTTGTGATTTAACAAAAGGTAGAAAAGAACCCTGCAAAGACGTAGTTGGTGGTCTCAGAGCGATTTATTTCGTAGATTATGGTGATTTAGGAACCGTAACACAAACTGATGACGAGATTACAGATTTGTCAGGAACTTTTACTGCTTATAAATATGAATTGAAGGGTAATAGCAGCTTTGAGCAAACTGTTACTTCTTCAAGAGAGAATGGTACAACATTCTTTGAGCAAACGCTAAACTTGACTCTTAAGAAACTTTCTAAGGAAGACCACAAAGAGATTAAGCTATTAGCTTACGGTAGACCCCACGTTGCGGTTGAAGACTATAACGGAAATGTATTCCTTATGGGTCTTGAGCACGGAGCTGATGTGTCTGGAGGAACAATTGTAACTGGTGCTGCTATGGGAGACCTTTCAGGGTATACACTTACCTTGAGCGGTATGGAGACAAAACCTGCAAACTTTGTTGCTTCACCTACTGCTGCTGATCCATTTGATGGAATGAGTTCTGCAACAGTTACTATTACAGAGGGTACTAACTCTTAATAGTAATTTCATTTGATAATTATAGGGTGGCTGTTTGGTCACCCTATTTTTTTTGAACAAAAACGAAACTATTTAGTTATACTTATATGATAAGGTTATTACCAAGCACAGACAGTCAAACCATAAGTATTGTTCCTAGAGAATATACTGAAGCTAGTGATTTAGAGTTAGTCATTAAAGAGGATGGGACTAGAAAGACAGAAACGCTAGAAGGATTAACTTCAACGATAAACGGTAACTTTTTAGATATAGATTGTACTTTTAGTATTTTATCGGAGGATAGTGCTTATTCTATAGAAATAAAACAAGGGGAGACTTTGCTTTATAGAGATAAGGTTTATTGTACTTCAAAAACAGATACAACTTTATCTCACACATTAAATACGAATCAATATAACAATTATGATTCTGAAACAGAAGGGCAACAATATATTATAATATGAGTCGAAAAACAATAAGGTCAGCTAGAAAGATAGAGGCTCCTAAGGAAGTTAGAAATAGTATGAGAGTACTTAATCTATCTGGCTATGAAATCCCAAGTATAAAGGAGAATACTCGTAATGATTGGGTTGAGTACGGTGACGATAATGATTATTTCACTGAACTTATAGAAAGGTATTTGGGTAGTCCTACAAACTCAAGATGTATCAATGGTATTGTTGATATGGTTTATGGTAGAGGACTAAACGCAACAGACTCAACAGAGAAGCCTGAGATGTTCGGTAAGATGCAAAGCCTATTAAGACCGAGTGACGTTAAGAAGATGGTTAATGACCTTAAAATGTTAGGTCAAGCTGCTATCCAGGTGGTATATAAGAATGGTAAGAGGGAGATATCCGGTCTTTATCATTTCCCTATGGAAACATTAAGAGCTGAGAAGGCTAAAGACGGTAAAGTTAAAGGATATTACTATCACCCCGATTGGGCCAATATAAAGCCCTCTGACAAGCCTAAAAGAATTCCTTCGTACAAGAATGGTAGTAAGTCTGAGAAGATCGAAATATACTGCGTTAAACCGTATAGAGCAGGGTTCTATTATTACTCACCAGTAGATTATCAAGGGTGTTTACAGTATTGTTCTTTAGAGGAAGAGGTTTCTAATTATCACCTTAACAATATTAAGAATGGATTGCAGCCTTCTTTACTATTGAACTTTAATAATGGTATTCCTTCTGACGAAATTCAGGAAAGAATTGAAAGAAAGATATACGATAAATTCAGTGGATCTTCTAATGCAGGTAGATTTATATTAGCCTTTAATGAAAGTTCAGAGGATCAATCTACAGTTGAACCTATACACTTACCAGATGCTCACGCTCAATATGAGTTCTTAGCCAAAGAAAGTAGGGAGAAGATTATGATTGGCCACGGTGTTGTATCACCTATCTTATTAGGTATTAAGGATAATACCGGGTTTGGTAATAATGCTGAAGAACTTAGAACTGCTTCTATCCTTATGGATAATATTGTTATTAGACCATTCCAAACTTTACTTATTGATGCATTCAAAGAATTACTTGCATTCAACGGTATTTTATTGGACCTATACTTTACTACTCTTCAACCAATTGAGTTTACAGAGCTCGATAATATTGCAACTAAGATTAAGAGAGAGGAAGAGACTGGAGAGAAGTTGTCTAGTCAGAAAGTAGAGGAGGAAGAGTTGTTAAACACAGAGGTTGAACCTGAAATAGTAGAACCTAACGAGGAAGAATAATATGAAGGCATTATTTATAACACTAAAGGAGCTTAAGAGAAAGTCAATATTTGACGGGAATCTAGATGCTGATAAATTAATTCAATTTGTTGAGGTGGCCCAGGATACTGAGATTCAGCAATTCCTAGGTACTAAATTATATGAGAAATTACAAACTGAAATTATAGCAGATACTTTATCTGGTAATTATGAAACATTAGTTAATGATTATATTAAGCCAATGCTTATTTGGTATACTCAAGCGACTTACATCCCTTACGCAGCATATCAAATATCTAACGGGGGAATATATAAGCATAATTCAGAGAATGCTACATCTGTAAGTGAGTCTGAGATAAAGAACCTTGCGAATCACGCAACTGAAACTGCTGAGTTCTATACGCAAAGATTTATGGATCATATGAACTATAACAGTTCATTATACCCTGAATATGTAAGTAACCAGAATGACGGTATGTATCCGGAGAGAGATGTAAATTTTACTGGTTGGGTTTTATGATAGAAGAAGTGAAGAAGGTTTATAAACCTAAAAAAGAAAACGAAATTAAATTAAATAGTTATTTAAAAAAGAGAGATGGCGAATCAAATAAATTGGGGAAAGACATATTGCGAGATTCAAACTAATGGGGGTTTCGGTGTTGATGAACAATGGTCAACATTTGCAATCAACGATTTATCTGCTCCAACTTGTTGGGGACTTGTTCCGGTAACACCGTTTACAGCAGATATGGTTAGCTATTTTGGAGGTAATATAACAGTAGACACAACAGAATTTAAAGCAGATAAAACACAATTATAAATAAAAAAATATGGCATCACAAAATATTAATGTCGGAACGAATGCAGATGATGGAACTGGTGAATCACTAAGAAGTGCATTTATCGATATCAGAAAAATGTTCGCTGAAGTTTACAACCAAACCTATACTAGCGACACTCAGGATTTAAGTGGGGCAACTTTTGATTTGTATAGTAAGCCAGACTTAACCCTAGTAGGAAACACACTAACGTTAACAAAACCAGATGCAACTACAGATACAGTAGACTTATCCCCTTATCTTGATGAGGATGCTAGAGCAATCGCAAGTGGTACAATAGATGGAGCAGGTATAGTAACTTTTACTAGAGATGATGCCAGTACTTTTACCTTGGATTTATCTAGCTTATTAGACGATACTACCGCTAATGATGCTACAATAACTTTATCTGCAGGTAGTGGTTTAACTGGTGGAGGTAGTTTTACAACTGACCAAGCCTCTGCCGATACAGTAACCTTTGACGTAAATGTAGATGACTCTACTATTGAAGTTGCAACAGATACAGTACAGGTTAAGGATGATGGTATCACCCACGCTAAATTAGAGGGTAGATATACCGAGATTCTAGATATAGCCACTACAAACGGTACTATTGCTTTAGATGCTTCTTCTTATGCTGCTTTTAACCTTACAGGAGCATTAACAAATCCAACTTTAGATATACAAAATATCAAAACAGGTCAAGTGGTAGACATTATCCTTTCAGGTAGTTTAGCAAGTGCGGTTATTACTTTATCCGCAAGTACTTTTACAACGGTAGCAATTAATAAAGTAGGTAGTACAAGTTTAGATACTGCAGCAACAAACATTCTACAGGTACTTTGTGTGGATGATACGGATGCAGATGCAATATTAACTTGGGCAGTAGCCTCTTACGCAACAGGAACTTCAGTATAAAAAATAAGATATGAAAGCAATACAAATAGGAGGAGCAATAAAAAGATATACTACAATCCCTAAATCTTGGGGTAATGTAATCGCAGGTTTTGATTTACTATCATCTTCCGATTGGGAAGCTGCAGGATTTTATGATGTGGTTACACCAAGCTATAATTCAGCAACTCAATACTTGGGAGACCTTGAATGGGATGCAGATAGTAGTACTTTTACCTACCCTGTAATTGATAGAACTTGGTCTCAAACAGTAGCCGAGTTAAAAGAAAGTAAGATTGCAAATTTAAAGTCAATATACAATAGAAAACTATCAGAAACGGATTGGTATATAATCAGAAGCCAAGAAGGTACTTCAGCACCTCAAGATGTGTTGGATGCAAGAGCGGCATTAAGAACTGATTGTGCAACTAAAGAAGCAGAGATTAACGCACTTACAACAAAGAAGGCGGTAGTATCTTATTCTTTACCAAACCTTGACTAATGGGATTTAATAAAAAGTTTTTTACAACAGGAGGTATTGTAGCCTCTACACCACCTGCAGCAGCAGCAGGACTCGACCCTTTACAAAACTTTGAAACTGTAACCTATACAGGGAATGGTAGTGCACAAAAGATAACAGGGTATATAAGAAAGGGTGCTGCTTTTAATGGGAATAGTAGTGAAATAGACATTCCGCATAACACTGCGTTTGATGCAACTGGAGGGTTAAGTTTTTCTTTATGGATAAATAAAGCGGTGCTTGACAGTTCTTTTGACAGAATAATGGACAAAGCAAATGGTGGCTTAGGTAATTATGGTTGGGAAATAATGTACAATTCAACTGTAGGCTACAGACTTGATGTTTATGACACTTCAAATAATGTTTCATCTGCAAGGTCAGGTTCATCAGCAATATCAGCGGTTGGAGTTTGGGACCACGTTGTAGGAACTATTAGTTCTTCAGGTGTTGCTAAATTATATGTAAATGGAGTTTTAGAAGATACAACTTCAGCATTAAGTAACCCTATATCTTCAAATACAGGTTCAGTTACAATAGGTAGGTATTTTAATGCTTCGAATGGTATTAATGCTAAATTAGACCAAATAAGATTCTTTAATACAGATATTGACCAAACTGCAGTAGACGCTTTATATGCTGAAGAGTATGGAGATTCAACCGTATCTACTACAGATTTCTTTGGAGATGGTTCAGGTTTTGCTTTATATCAGTTAGATGAGGATGCGAGTGATACAGGAGGTACATATAATAGAAGTAATTTAAACGTTACAAATGCAGTATTAGATTTAGATGGTGCTGATTTAACGAGTGGTGCAACAACTTGGTCAGACAATACTTCTAACAATAATGATGGTGCTATTGATAGTGCTACTTATGTTAGTGATTTTGGCGGTTATCTAAATTTTGCACAAGGAGATGATGCAAAAGTTACAGTTACTGATTCAAGTAGTTTAGACCTTGCTTCTACAATAACATTAGAGGCTTGGGTTTATGTAACAGGAACTCAAGATACTTATGGTAGATTGTTTTGGAAAAGTGGTGCTTATGCACTTTACAGACAAGGAAGTAATGGTAATTGGACTTTTTTGATTGGTGGAACAACTTTAGTTTATACATATAATACAACAGATGAATGGTATCATATTGCAGCTACTTATGATGGCAGTAATATGAAAATATTTATTAATGGGGTAGAAAAAGCAACTCAAGCAAAAACAGGTGCAATAACTACTAATAATAATAATTTGTTTATTGGTGGTTCAACAGATTCAGACAGATACTTTGTAGGTAGAATTGCTCAAGCACGAGTTCATTCGACTGCACTTACGGATATAGCTTCAAATGTATTAGCATCAAGTCAATTTTCACTTTACAACGGAACACCTACCAACGTAAACTTTTTAGGTATGGCATTCCAACCTGATTTGGTGGTTATAAAGAATAGAGAAACTTCGGGATATGAATTTACTTGGTTTGACTCTATTAGAGGTGCATTACAAAGATTACGTTCTGATTCAACATCAGGTTCACTTGCTGAAGATACAAAGGCAGGCAGTTTAACTTCTTTTGACACTAATGGGTTTTCACTTGGTAATTATGCAGGAACAAATCAAAGCAATATAGGACACGTAGCTTGGTGTTGGAAGGCAAATGATACCACAGTAACTGATTCCTCAACGGGAGATATTACTGCGGATATCAGAGCAAATACTGATGCAGGATTTAGTATCATTAAATACACGGGTAATAATACTTCAGGTGCTACTGTTCCGCACGGACTTAATTCTCAACCTGATTTAGTTTTCATAAAAGCTAAAGATTCATCTAATAATTGGCACGTTTATGTAAATGGAGTAACGAGTGATTTGCAGGACTTCAGATTAAATTCTAATAGTGGACTTATAAGTGTTACTTCTAAAAGATTTGTACACGCAAGTTTTACAGACTCTGTAATTGCTTTAGGTGATAGTGGTGGTACAAATGCAACAGAAACTTATATTGGATACTGCTTCCATTCAGTAGATGGGTATCAGAAGATAGGGAGTTATACAGGAAACGGAGATGGTTCTTATAACGATAGTTCCGTTGCTAAAAGTATTACAACGGGATTTAGACCAAGATTTGTTGTAATAAAAAGAACTGATGCAGCAGAGCATTGGGAAGTTTTTGATAGCGAAAGAAAAAATACTAACCCAAATTATGGGGATTTTAATCGTCTTAATTTTAACCTTACTAATGCAGAGGTGTCAAGTTATAGTAATTATTGGAACATTGTAGATTTTACTGATACAGGTTTTGATTTAGGTCAAGACCCTTCGCAGAGAGTTAATCTTAATAATGCGGAGTATTTATATTGGGCAATAGCATAAACAATGGAACAGTTGAAGATATATCTATTAAACGCAATCGCATTAGCAATCAGTATAACAGAGATTAATCC